ACGCTGTCAGTTGGATGGGTAGATTAAGTGCTCTAAATAAAACAAGCGACTCTGAGCCTTTTTAGGCTATTGGTGTAGAAACACCCCCATTGCGCCCACTATCCTCTATATGGTGGGTTATTCAAGGAACGATTCTTGGGTGTCGCAGAGACTGGATTGGACGGAACAACCTCCTGAAAATCAATTGCACAACAGTCTCGAAAAATATGTCCAGACGGTTTAAAATGTCTGACAAGCACGGTAGCTCTGTGTCTTGAAGAAGTGTCTGGACTGTAAAGGATCGTGCTCTGCTTGAAAAAGATATGCAACACGGACTCAGTAGGATGAAAGCCGTTATTGGACTACTGGGATGCGTCATTGGCCTGTTTGAATCGTAAGAGCCACACGGGGCTAAAGTGGAAGATGGTGACCGCCACTGGTTTTATGTAGTTAGATTAGCACACTCTATGTATTTCCCGCTTAACGGATGCTTGGGACCCACGTTGAAAATTTGGGTAGTCACAGACTACGGATTTTTACGTCCTTAAACCGGTGCCTGAAAAGGCACTACTATTGCATCCCTACGTTGAAGGGGTATAAAATTTAACCCCTTCAAAACAAAACATAGAGACACAATAATAATACGATTACAACTATAATGATGGATTCTAAAAAACTAACGTGAACAAAAAACGAATGGAACGTAAGTGAAATGAGTTTTTTGGATATGTTCTAACGTAAACACAACGTGTTTACTTAGCAACATGATAGAAACGTTAAGGATTAAGTAATACAAATGGAATACTGTGCTCAAAATCAACACACAAGAATGCTATATCAATGAAAGCACTGTATTCCATTTTAGATGGGAGAACTGATGACAAACCTTTTCTAGTTGAATATAGAATACCCAACTTTAAAGCTATATCTTCATTCATTTTGAGTATATTTTCTCTATCTTTGACTTTACTTCTTTAGGATATGTGTGAAAGTCTTCTTCTGTGAATGACAGAGATAATCCAACTATAATATTGTGGTCATGCTTTACTCGTAATATCCCAGAGAATTTCATAAGGTGTTTAGCCATTATGGAATATAGTCTCAATTTGATAGATCCTTCCACTTGCTTTGAAGACCACTTCAACTCCCCTCTATAAATTAATACATCCACGGTATCCATGTCATTCAATGATTCTTGAATGTATACCTTATCACCTGATGATTCCAAATTTAAAATTGGAAGACCTGTCTTATAGTGTTCATCTTTAAATGGTGACCATTTAATCTGTTGGTCATCCATTAAAGTTGTAGTTTGGTATACCCAGTTATACTTAGGGTAGAATAGGAAAGCTGTTTTATCGTCTATATTGGTTATCATAATTGCCTCACTTCATTTGTTCGTTGTGTTCTTCTATTCGTTTGTTTATGAACTTTATTGTTCTTTCTCTTTGTGCATGAGTCATAGACCATGCATCGCTCCAGTTTATACTTTCCATGTTGTAACAAATGCCCAGTATTTGCTGTTCTATGTCCCACGCTTGTTTATCATATGACATTACTAGGTCCTTAATCTGTTGTGGGTCAGTTGTCTGGATTAAGAACCTGAGAAAAAAGTCACTGGGTCAAATTCTACTTGTGATGACCATTCGTGACCACATTCTTTACAGGTAATGTGAATATTCTTATCTATACCTAATGAATTGACTTCCCTTATCTTATTGTTGATGATATCAATATCAGTCTTTTCTATGTTTTTGATGAAGGAGATTATATTATCTTTATTTTTGACATCATTGACCACTTCTATCCCATGTTCATCGTTTATGACCTTAACTATGGAATTAGCCACCATTTCGACGTTGGTTGAAAGCATGGCATTAAAGGCATTTGAGAATAGCTTCATCTTTTCGTCGTCTGATAAAGCTCCGTTATCCATGGCTCTTAATGTCTTGGTTTGTTCAAAAGTTACCAAAGATGCCTTCAATGTATCCTGATATAAATGTGGCTTGATGAATACTTGAGTACCATTAGCCAAGTCAGCGGTGTATTCTGCATCTATAGATGACATATTTGATAATATAGACGGAAGATCTAAGCCATATGTGCCCTCATGGCTACATGATGGACAAGTCACAGATAAGTCCATTTCATCCCCATAAGTGGCTATCCTGATGCCAATTATAAGGGCATCCACATCATTTACTAGAAGTTTCTTGGGGTCAACCAACCCATCAACACAACTTTTAAGCACATTTATCATTGCCTGACCATTAAGTAGGGCATCTGGGTTCTTGAATAAAAGCTCGTCATTCCCAGTCATGCCGTATATACCAACCTCGTTGGTAGTATCCACTAACTTTAAAATTGTGTCGTCGTAAAACGCTCCCTTACTAGGTAATTGTACGTATGTTTTTATTGCTCTATATAGTCCTTGTAATGGGTTAGTCATGGTAACTCCTTCAAAATGTGGATAAATAAGTATGTTAATACTATTTATCCATACAAAATGGGGCATATTTGAAAAATGGCACAAACTTTTGAAACAGAAACTCAGAGTGTAAACTTAGATTGGGCTACAGAGGCTACACTTTTAAATTTAGTGCGTATCATATCAAATATGAAGTCTCTGACTGAGCAACAGAAAGCTGAACTAACAAAGAACGCCCAAAAAGCAGCAAGTAGTGCCACAGATACAAAAACGGCAATATCGGCTATGTCTAATGCGGTTGTCAATGAACTTAATGAGTTAGCAGCAGAATTAGGAAATGCTAGTAGGAACAGTGTTACTACTGGAAGGGATGATTCTGCCTTTGAAGATGCCAGAAGCACTATGGCTAAAGTAACTGAAGAACATAGCAAGAACTCAATTATAACCAGACTTAATAATTCTATTCTTAGTACATTTGGTCCAAGTGTTGAGGACTTAGGTAAGAAAGCAGGTTGGACATCCCTTAAAGTTGGAAATATGGGGATGCTTATTGGTGGGTTACTGATAGGAACTCTAGGTGCTGTAGCCAAGACGTTTGCAGATCAGATGACAATGTATGGTGAGTTATATAAGAGTGGCTTACTATATAAAAATGCCGGTGATAATGTTACTAGTAGTATGCATGGATTATTCAATGCTGCTGAAACTGCAAAAATGCCGTTAGCAGATTTTTCAAAAACATTGAAAGACTACAGCAAAGTTATAAACAAAGATGGTGTTTTAAAATTTGCAGAGATGTCTAGAGTGGTCTCCCAATATGGTGCTACGTTCTCAATGACAGCATCAGAAAGTGCTGAGTATCTGGCAAAATATATGGAACAACAACGTATTGCTGGTACGTTAGAACAAATGACTGATGAGCAAATAAAACAAGGATCAATGCAGCAATTAAAGGCTACGGTAGACTTAGCCAGAGCCATGGGAACTACAGTAGAAGCTTTACAAAAACAGCGTGACGGTTTAGTAAACAATATAGATGTTCAAACTGCTTTGTCGGCTATACCGGAACAATTTAGAGCAACATCGGGTGCTGCACTTGAGACTATGTATTCTGCATTAATGGAATCTGGCCAAGAAGAGTTAGCTGGTATGTTTACTAAGATGGTGGTATTAGGTGATACTGCCCAAAAAGATGCCCAAGTTAGACAATTGGCTACGATGGGCGGTGCTGGAAGCCAGATGTATCAACAGTTGATGGCTACTGTTCAAGGATTTAAATCTGGTGTAATAACACAGGCACAAGTACAAGAAGAATTACAAAAAATAGGTCAGAGTGCGTCAGCATTGAGTGATTCTATGGAACGTAATACTGGCATGGTTAAGTTAATATCGGATAATGGAGAATATAACTTAACCACATTAATGATGCAAACCAAAAGAGCAGAACAATTAACTCGTGAAAAAACAGTAGAAGAAGAAAAAATGGCGGTTGCAAATGCCAACATTAGAAATACAATGGCTGTCATGGGTGATATTTGGAACAAAATTGTAGGTAGTATATGGAATAGTCCCGGTTTAATGAAGTCAATTGAAAATGCACTAAACTCTTTTAGCTCTGTCATGGATAGAAGTTTACCTAAAATAACTGCGGCATTTCAACGATTGATGAATGGTATAACAGAAGAACGAGTTGAAGGAATGGTTAATGGTTTAATAAAGTTCACTGATTATATACTTAAAATAGTCGATTGGTTTAATCCAAACGAAGTTAATGACGCTAAAAAAGGATATGAGTCTTCTTTTGCTGAATTAGCAGATTCATTTTTGTTTCAAGCATTTAATGTTGGGGTAGCGATGGCTGCTGGGTGGAAAGTTGTTACTTCCATAGTAGGAACACTATTAACCTCTGGTGTCTCTGGTATTATGAGTGTAATCACCACAGCATTTTCTAATGTGTTTAGTGGATTTGGCTCATACATAGTTAACACTTTTGGCAACCTATTTATTGGTAGCATTAGTGGTTTTTTAAGTAGGCTTGGTTTATTAGGAGCAGCAATTGCTTCATTTGTTGGTGTAATAAAAGCAATTGTTAATTTTGATGTGACTAATATACTTGGGTCTATTGGAAATATATTCTTAACTGCTGGTGAGATGGTTGCCACTACGATATACGAACAATTGTATGATGTATTCACGTGGATAGTGGATAATATTAAAGCAGTAGGTATATCACTATTAAGTAAAGTCATGTCTGTTTTTGGTGATGGTGAAGCAGTTTCTTTCGAACAAGCAATGGAAGATGTAAAAAAAGAAAGAGAGTATACTGAAACACAGGACGGGTTTAATAGAAAGATGATTTCTGAAAGATTCGAGAGAACTAGAGAAATCATGGGAATAGATACCAAGGAAAAATCAACGGAAGTAACGAAAGCTATAGAAAAACAACAGACAGTTACCCAAGTTGCAAATCAAGCACAACAACAGCAACCAGCTGAAAAGGTAAAACAGGACGAACGCCAGAAGGAAAAGGAAAAAGAGAAGGCTAAAGAGGAAGTGAAAAATAAGGAATCTAAGAAAATGTTAGAGATAAATAGTGAAACTAAAGATATCCAGAAAGATATTGCCTCTATGACTTCAGATTTGTTATCTAAGATTGATAGGTTAGTCACAGTGAATGAAAATATAATGAGAGCACTTAGAGCTAGTGCTAGTGGGGAAAAATAATGTCTTGGAAAAAGTATTTTAAACCAGTTAATGCTGTTTTACCAATAAGTGGCCAATCCAGCTATAGCGTATCGGGTAGCGTAAACAAATATGGTAGCTGGTTACCAGAAGTATACATGGGTCCCCCCGATAGATTACAAAGGTATACTCAATATGAATTAATGAATATGGATCATGAGGTATGTGCTGCATTAGACACAATTGCTGAATTCAGTACTCAACCAACCCCACAGAAAGATATACCATTTTCTGTTTTTTATAGAGAAACACCAACTCCACAAGAAGTAACTATTTTAGGGAAATATCTCCAACAATGGACTAAATTAAATGATATGTCCAGAAGGATGTTCAGAATTTTCAGATCTACTTTAATGTATGGAGACCAGATTTTCGTAAGAGACCCAGAAACATATAAACTATACTGGGTTGATCCAAATTTTGTAGAAAAGATCGTAGTAAATGAATCACAAGGTAAAGATATAGAAACCTATTTCATCAAAAACCTAGATTTGAACCTACAACAATATGTATCCACTAACCAGCAATCAAGGACGGATGGTGGTTATGTTAACTCTAGCTCAATGTACCCAAATGTAACGTTAGGTCAAAGAGGACAAAGAAATACTATTTCTACGTCAGCATACACTAGCTCTGGTGGCACATCTGAAACGATTTCTTTCCCCATTGATGCTAGTAATATAGTGCATATAAGTCTGACTGAAGGAATGGATGGTGCTTGGCCTTTTGGTATGTCTATTTTAGAAACAGTATATAAGGTATTCAAACAGAAAGAATTACTAGAAGACGCAATCCTTATATATAGGATACATAGAGCACCAGAAAGACGCATATTTAAAATAGACACGGGTACTTTACCACCACATAAAGCACAACAGTACCTAGAAAGAATAAAACACGAAGTCCAACAAAAGAGAATCCCAAATAAAACTGGTGGCGGGGCAAGCGTGGTAGATTCCGCATACAACCCGCTTTCTACATTAGAAGATTACTTTTTTGCCACTGGACCAGATGGGAGAGGATCGTCTGTCGATACCCTTAAAGGTGGTGAAAATCTAGGTGAAATAAACGACCTTAAGTACTTTAATAACAAAATGTTGAGAGCTTTAGGCGTACCTAGCTCATATTTACCTACTGGTCCAGATGATGGAACCGCATCTAAAGGCGATGGTAAAGTTGGTAATGCATTCATACAAGAGTTCAGATTCTCAGAGAAATGTAAGAGATTCCAAAGGCAAATAATGAAGCCACTGGATATGGAATTCAAACTATTCTTGAAGGCAAGAGGAATAACTATAGATAGTAGCTTGTTTGAGATTCAGCTTAATGAACCACAGAATTTTGCCAAATATCGCCAGATTGAGTTGGATTCTGCTGCAATCAACCTATATCAAGCAGTTGCTGAAGTACCACATATAAGTAAGCGTTATGCCCTAAAAAGATACCTAGGATGGACTGAAGATGAGTTGATCTTAAACGAGAGAATGGTATTAGAAGAAAGACTTGGTCCAGATTCACCAGATGCCGGTTCACCAGAAGCACAATCAGGCATGAGACAAGCTGGTATTGCATCCAGTGATTTTGCTGGTGGGGATGTTGACTTCGGTGATGAAGACATGGGCGGTGAAGACATGGATATGGGCGACGAAGGTGGTGATATGGAAGGTGGAGAAGCCGACGTTAGCCAAGAGGATATAGATTCTTTTGGTAAAGATTGATAAATACTAATAATTCGGACACCACACATGAGAGCTACAGATTTATTGTTGGAATTCTATGAACCATCCTCGGACTCCTTATCTAAAAGGGAGATGAGTGATACTAGAAGGCCAAAATTAACCATCAGACATCTCCATAAAATAAGAAAGATGAGGGATATTGAGATGATGGACAGAAAAGCACATCTTTTAAGGATAAAACAAGTCTATAACACCCCTTCTGACGGTGGAGAGGGTGAAATGGGTGGTTTTTAACAAAAAACACCCCTTTTAGCCCATATTTTTCAAACGCTTAATAAATACCCACAGATAATATATCTAATCTTTTGGATATATCAACTTTTTTAAACTTATTTCTAGGAGAAAATTATGGCCCATACTAAGAAATTGGAAGAGGTTCTTGACCTTCTTATCAATGAAGAGACAGAAAAGGCCACTGAACTTCTACATGATATAGTTGTTGAAAAGGCTCGTATGATTTACGAAGACCTTTTAGATGATGAAGGCATGGGTGAAGATTTCGGTGGTGATATCGACACGGACTATGCAGATGATATCCAGCAAGATAAGGATGACATCGAATCAGATGAAATGTTTAACGACATGGATGATGCTGTAGAAGGTGATGTAGGTGAGGAAGATTTGGAAACTCGCGTAGAAGATCTCCAAGCCCAACTCGAAGAACTCGAAGCTAAGTTTGCTGAATTGGCAGGCGAAGAAGCCGAAGAAGAAGAGCATGCAGATGCTGACTTCGATGATTTCGGTGAAGAGTCTGACGAAGAAGGTTCTGAAGAAGAATCAGAAGATGATGAAGTTAAAGAAGGTTTGGAAGAAGCTACCAAATTCCTCGACGCAGTATCTATTGATATGAGTGGCGAAGGCAAATTTGCTGGCACTGGTAACAAATCTAAAGGTGGCGCAGTTAATACTAAGTCACCAGTAGTAGGTAAAAAAGCACCCGTAGCAGCAGACGCAGACGCAGTTAAGTTTGCAAAAGCTTCTGGCGAAGGTAAGAACAAGCCAGAAGCAGCTAAGAAGTCTGGTGATTTCGGTGCTAAGGGAAACATGAATACTGATCTTAAAAGTAAGAGTGTTGATATGAAGGGTGAAGGCAAGCCAGTAGGAACCGGTAAAGGTGCCAAAACTGGTGGTGTTAACACCAAATCAGTTTTAGCTAAGAAGTAATATTTAGGGTCATCTATATGGTGACCCATAATTAAAGGAGACAAACTGATGCTTGGTAAATTATATGAATATCGTGATTTTGATTCAGCCAAAGTACTTCTGGAAAGAAGCAACGATGGTAAAGATCTTTACATGAAAGGAATATTCGTACAAGCAGAAGTAAAGAATCAAAATCAACGGGTATACCCATTGAGAGAAATCTCAAAGGCAGTAGAACTGTTGAATGATAGGATTAAAGTGGGCGGTGGTGTTCCGGGGGAGTTAGATCACCCAGAAGAACTGTCTATTAACCTAGATAGAGTTAGTCACAGTATAACTGAAATGTGGATGGATGGCAATAATGGGATGGGTAGGTTGAAACTAATACCTGACACTCCTTGTGGAGCCATAGCAAAAGCACTCTTGGAAGCTAGTATTAAATTAGGTGTTAGCTCTAGGGGATCAGGTAATGTTGATTACAATGGAATGGTTAGTGACTTCGAAATGGTTACTGTAGATATAGTAGCCCAACCGAGCGCACCAGATGCTTATCCAAAATCCATTTATGAAAGCTTGTTTAATATGAGAGGTGGTCAATTACTATATAACACCGCTAGTGGTGTTGCAAATGGTGATCCGTCTGCTTCTAAATATTTACATCAAGATCTAGTGAAGTTCATTAGAGAGTTGAAACTTAAATAAAATAATGGAGATTTACTGATATGGCAACAACTTTTGAAAAACTCTTGGAGAATAGTGGGATGGCTGATGAAGCCAAGACCATGATCCAAGAAGCTTGGGAAGCCCAGATCTCCGAGGCAAAGGAACAACTTACCGCTGAGTTGCGTGAAGAGTTCTCTAGAAAATTCCAACACGATAAATCTGTGTTGATCGAATCTATAGATAAATTCTTAAGTGATAAATTGCAGGCTGAGTTACAAGATTTTGCTAAGGACAAACAGTCATTAGTTGCCGAAAAAGTGCAGTACAAAGCTAAAGTCAGAGAACATCTTGAACAGCTTGATCAATTTATGGTTAATCACTTGGCGAAAGAAGTCAAGGATTTACGTAATGACAAGAAAGCTATGAAAGAAAATGTCGCTCAACTTGAATCATTCTTGATTCAGAAGCTATCTGAAGAAATCGAAGATTTCCGCAGAGACAAACAAGCACTAGTCGAGCAACGAGTGAAACTTGTTAGTGAAGGTAAGAAACAAATTACTGAAGCTAAGAAGTCTTTCATTAAACAGGCAGCAAAAATTGTAGAGAGCACCATTAATGATGCACTCAACAAGGAAATATCGCAATACAAACAGGATATCATTGCTGCTAGAGAAAACGATTTCGGCAGGAGAGTATTTGAAGCATTTGTGTCTGAGTACATGACCTCTCACTTAAATGAGGGTAGTGAAATCAACAAGATGAAGAAAGTACTTGAAAGTAAAGAAGCTCAAATCCAAGTGATGGAAAGCAAAATTACTGAAAAGCAAAAACTCGTCGAAAACGCCAATAGAGAGCTTAATGTAACAAAGGATAGACTCGTTAGAACTAAAACTATGAGTAAGCTTTTGGCACCATTGGGCAAAGATAAGCGTCAGGTTATGGAAGAATTGCTACAAACAGTGGAAACTAAGAAGCTCAATGAAGCTTACGATAAGTATCTGCCAGCAGTTTTAAATGAAACCGTTAAACCACAAGCCAATAAGAAGATTTTATCTGAATCATTGGTTTCAATGGACGGTAACAAACCACAACGTGGCACTTTTGGGGAAGATTCTCTCGCAGTAGAGATAAAGAAGTTAAAAGGTTTAGCAGGCTTGGAATAAGCTTGCACATATAAAATTAAGGAGATTTTTAAAAATGTCTAATCTTTTTGAAAGCAACTGGTCAGTGACCAAACAAGCGTTGACTGAAGGCTTAAAAGGTCAACGTAAAGATACAATGAGCGTCATTCTTGAGAATGCTAGACGTTCATTGATGGAAAATGCATCTGCTGGTGCAACTCAAGCTGGTAACATCGCTACAATCAACAAAGTTATGCTTCCGTTGATCCGTAGGGTTATGCCTGCTGTAATCGCTAACGAGATCTTAGGTGTTCAACCTATGACTGGTCCTGTTGGCCAAATTCACACTTTGCGTATCCGTTATGCGGATTCTAAAGGTGGTGCGGTTGCCGGTACTGAAGCACTCAGCCCATTTGATATTGCTGCTGCTTACTCTGGTAACGGCTTCAATCAAAACAACCCATTCTCAACTCAAGCCGCTGGTGCAGCCACAGCTACTGCTGAAGGTCAACCCGGTCCTAAGATGAGTGTACAAATCTTGAAAGAAACCGTTGAAGCTAAGAGCCGTCTCTTAAGCGCACGTTGGACTTTCGAAGCTGCTCAAGATGCTAATGTTCTTCACGGCATTGACATCGAAGCAGAAATCATGCAAGCACTTGCACAAGAAATCACTGTAGAAATCGATCAGGAACTCTTGGGCAACTTGAGCGTTTTAGCTGGTGCTGCTGCTGATACTTTCAACCAGAACGCAGTTTCTGGTACTGCAACTTATGTTGGTGATGAGCATGCTGCTCTTGCTATCCTCATCAATAAGCATGCTAACTTGATCGCTGCTAGAACCCGTCGTGGTGCTGCTAACTGGGCTGTAGTTTCTCCAAACGCATTGACTGTGTTGCAGAGTGCTACTACTTCTAGCTTTGCACGTACTACTGAAGGTACATTCGAAGCTCCAACTAACACTAAGTTTGTTGGTACTTTGAACAGCACTATGAAAGTGTATGTTAACCAGTATGCTGCATCTGATGATGTGTTGATTGGTTATAAGGGTGCTTCTGAGACTGATGCTGCTGCATTCTTCTGCCCTTACGTTCCATTGATGAGCGTTGGTCCTGTTCTTGATCCTGAGACTTTAGAGCCAGTAGTTGGCTTCAAGACTCGTTATGGATACTTGGAACTAACTAACACCGCTACCTCTCTCGGTAACGGAGCAGACTACCTTGCTAAGATCGCTTTGAGCAATCTTTCATTCTTCTAATAGTAAAATATTATAAGAAAGGTCGAAAAAGGCACTTGTATAGTGCCTTTTTTTATGTTATCATGGAATTATATTGGTATATTATGGTGTAAAAATGAATAGTGACCCAACTGACTTTAAAAGTAAAGAAGAAATTATATCATTTATTAAGGATAATCCAAGATCTTATGTTAGGATTATAAAAGCATTTAATAAGAGTTTGTACCAAGAAGTTAACTCATGGGAAGGTAAATCTTTCGGTGAGAAAATGTATATATACCTACATGGGAAGAAAGGGTGTTGGCGATGTGGGTGCGATACTACATTTGTTAACATATTTGAAGGATATAGAAATGCATGTAAGTCTTGTTACGAAGATGACAGAGCATTAAAGTTAGAAATGGGTCCACCACCAAAGTGTGTAAACCCAGATTGTAGTAACCCTGTTACCGAACACGACAAGAATAAGAGGTGGAAACAGCACTGCGGATTAAAGTGTAGAGGTGTACATAATTCAGTTAAAAGCAGAGGGAAGACTAAACAGGTTTGGATGGAAAAATATGGAGTAGACCACCCAAGAAAAACTAAAGAGAGCTTTGAAAAACTACAAGACACTATAGAAAAGAAATATGGTGTTAGGCACATAATGCATATAGAAGGTGTTAAGGAAAAGATAGAAACCACTAATTTAGAACGGAGAGGGGTGTCCTGTGCATTCCAATGTCCAGAGGTTAAGAAGAAAATAGAAGATACCAACATTAAAATTTACGGGACTAAGAATGTATCCCAAAACAAGGATGTGCACCGATTAAAGTTGAGAAGTGGCAAACAATACCTTATGGGTGATGGGCAAATGGTTTCATTACAGGGTTATGAGCCTAATTTCCTTGATGTATTATCAAATGCGATAAAGGTAGAGTCTAAATTGGTAGATGTTCCTTCCATACCATATTCTGTAGACGGGGAACAAAAGGTATATTTTCCAGATTTTTTCATGGAAGAATATAACTTGGTAATAGAGATAAAGAGTGAGTATACAATTAGAGTTGATACAACATTAATAACAAATAAGATGATAGGTACCATTCTTAATGGGTATGATTACCTGTTGGTGGTAATGAAAAAAAACCCAAGTCAGATAGTCAGTACTATGTTTTTTAATAGTGATGTGGTTACTATGATGGAAGATATTGGGTATGATAGCTTATTTGAAGAAACGCCAGATGGGTGTTTTTCTCAATATGTAAAGGATGGCGTGTCCATTAATGTGGTCCATCCATTTTTTATAAATAATAAACTCACGCAAAAAGCTTTTTATAACCATAAGATAACCTCTTTAGGAAAGCATATGGAAGAGGTTTTGTTCTTTTCTAGTTATGAGGTTAAAACTAACTATGATGTTGTTTATAACTTCTTGTCTAACAAATTTGGTAGATCTAATGGGATATATGCTAGAGATTGCGTGGTTTGTGAGATAGACAGCAAAGAAGCCAAATCATTCATAAACGCTAATCATTTACAGGGGTTTACTCCTTCTAAACATTATATGGGATTACGATATAATGACGAGTTATTGTCTGTCATGTCTTTTTCTTTGCCTAGGAAGGGTGTTGGTAAACAAAGGGATAAAACGTTTGAATTGGTTAGGTTTTGCAGCAAAGGCAGAGTTGTTGGTGGGGCATCCAAGATACTTAAGAATTTTATGAATATGTATCCTGATCATTCGATTGTGTCATATTCGGATAATAGATACAGTGATGGTGGGCTATATGAAACGCTTGGTTTTGAGTTGGAGTCGAGCGATAATGTGTCTTATGGGTATATTAGATTTGGTAGTGATGAGGTAGTTAACAGGTTCAATTTCACTAAATATAAACTTACGGAAATGGCTTCCTATAGGGAAGATTTATCCGAAACACAGATAATGGACCTTGAGGGTTATTTTAGGGTTTATGATGCTGGAAAAAAGACTTGGATAAAAAAGCCAACTTTAAGTACTTTTAAGGGTTTAAAGTTGGCTTTAATTGATTAATATCGGACGTCGCTTATATCAATACCAAATTCTTGTGCCCGCATATCGGCACCAGTTTGTGCTGACCCAATCATTGCGCCCCAGAATTCAACTGTTCCTTTAGGTATACCGGCATCAACCACGTTTTCAAGGTCAGTCTGCGGGTTCACTAAATAGCAATCTGGATCTTCGCATCGTGCTTCCAAAGCAGAAAGTTCTTTTATCAAAGACCAGTATTCTTGTTTTTTAGCATTAACTGCTAACGAATTTTTATTGTATTCATTATGGTTATCTAGGCGTCTCTTTTTATCATCGGCTGTGGCGTACCAACGATATTTTGATTCATACAACCCAGCTAATTTTAACATTCTATTGAGTTCTTCAGTTAAACTCTCTCTCTTTGCCATGGGTGGTAAATCTCCTTTAAAAGTGTTTAATACTACTATTTATCAAAAAAGCCAACTTTAACATCTGTCGAAAAGTGGATAAATATAGTTAAAGTTGGGGAAATGGAATGAAAACTATAAAGACCACCGAAAACCTTGTTATTTCTAAAGTTGGGGCTACCGGTAATGATAATGTGTATCTTAATGTAGACTCTAATGGTGTTTTAGAGATAAGCACTACTACTGGGTCAACTGGTGGTATAAAGGTTCTGGGTGCAACATCTACGTCTACTTTTCAGGGTAATACGGTATTTTCTGGGTCTGTTAGTATTGCGGCATTAGGTGCAAACATTGACGTAAATGGGTATGATATTGTTTCTTCTTCAAATGGTGATATAGAGATAGATCCAGACGGCACTGGTAAGATATTATTAACTGGCGTAATAAAGCTTGGTGGCAACATTGATGTAAATGGTAATGATATTACCACTACGGTTACTAATGGTGATGTTGAATTGATCCCAAATGGTACTGGTAGCATTCTTTTAACTGGTCCAACTTTAATGGGTGGCAATCTTAATGTTGCTTCTTATAATATTGTTTCCACTTCAAATAATGATATAGAATTAGATCCAGATGGAACTGGAAAGATTTTACTTACCGCTGAAACTAAATTGGGCGGTAATTTAGATGTGAATGGTAACGATATAACTACTACTGTTACTAACGGTGATGTAGAAGTCATACCGAATGGTACGGGTCAGATACTATTGACTGGAGTTGTTAAAGTTGGTGGTGATATTGATGTAAATGGTAATGACATTACTACTAGTGTGACAAATGGAGATGTCACATTAGTACCTAATGGTACTGGTAAGATTTATATAAATGGCATTTCTGAATTAGGCGGCAATCTTAATGTTGGTTCGTATAATATCATTTCTTCATCTAATAATGATATTGAAATTGACCCAGACGGTACGGGTAAAATATTACTTACTGCTGAAACTAAATTAGCTGGTAATTTAGATGTTAACGGTAACCAAATAACTACCACGGTTACAAATGGTGGGGTATCGATACAACCAAATGGTACAGGTAATATTACTTTAGATGCTGTTACTTGGCCAAATACAGCAGGAACAAACACCTATCTGTTAAAGACTGATGGTGTTAGCGCAACATCGTGGGGGCAGGCAACCTATCTTGAATTATCAGACACGCCAAATTCTTATGCTACATATGGTGACCGACTATTAAAAGTTAATACCGGGGCTACAGCTACCGATTATTCTGCATACACTGAAAGTGATATAGAAAATGTTATAGGAAACTCTTTTGGTGCTGCTACGGTGTCAATTACAGATGCTGATTACACGTTAACACTGGATGAAGCAAAGTCTGGCAAACTATTAATAATGGGTACCAAATCTGGTGATACCTTTTATGCAAAATCTGTTTCAATTCAAAACGCAGGAACTGGATACACAGCTGGTGACACATTGACATTAGTTGGTGGAACTAACACTGTTGTTGCTAAGATTAAAGTTGATACAGTTGGTGGTGGTGGTGATATAACAGGAATATTGATTGAAACCGATGTTGATGGAGACGAAGGTAACTATACGGTTGTCCCTGCTAATCCTGTGTCTGTTACTGGTGGAACTGGGACAAGTGCTACATTCAATTTAACATGGGATTATAGAGGGGTAGTTGTAAATGTTTCTGCTGCACACGAGCCAGTTACATTTGATGCGTACCAGCTGTATAATGGCGGTGATATAATTTTAAAATCCACTGATCAGGTATATAGAGAAGGTATGCCTCTCAGTATTTTGCAGTTAAGATCATTTATGATCAATTTTGATTTACTTGGTGACAACGATTTAAGAGAGTTCACACCTGAGTCTCCTTGTATAAATGATAGGAAGGTTGTGGATCTAATAACTGATGCTAATTATGATATTAATTTTCATACAAGTAAAAATTATCATTTAACCTTTACGGATTCTGGAACTGTTTTAACTGCTGCTAGAGATGTGAATGTATCAATTGGCCCATTTGATCCCTCACAACCCGGCATACAAATAATAAAGAACGACACATTACAGAATATCACGTTTAAATCTGGAGGTACGGGGGTAACGGTTTTACCTTCTACTTCTAGAGTGGTATATTTTGATGGAACAGATCATGTTAAGTTGCCGACATATGTAATTGACGATACATCACCAACTTTAGGTGGTAATCTTAATGTTGGTTCATTTGATATTGTGTCATCTTCAAATGGTGATATAGATATTCTACCAAATGGGTCGGGAAGAATAACATTAGATGCTACGCAGTGGCCAGCGGCTGATGGTACTTCAGATCAAGTATTGAAAACAAATGGATCAGGCAGTGCTTCTTGGACTACTTTAAATTTGAACTATTTGGATGATGTGGTTATAACCAGTGCTGACGAAGGTGATGTATTATTCCACAATGGAACGAATTGGGTAAATTCTTCATATGCAAAGTTCTATGAAGGCACTCAAGCAACAACAGACGCAACGGCGACTGTCGTTAAAGCTATTCCAATTGCATCTGGTAAAGTGGCCACATTTAATGTTAAAGGACATGCTTACGAGATTGCTACGGGTGATGTTTATTCGGTGCATCTGTTTGGGTGTGTAAAAAACCATGGCGGCACTACTGCTATAGTTGGTTCAGTTGATAACACACACGTACATAATCCCGGTGGAAATTCATGGACTATAACTGCTGTTGCGAACGATACTAATGACACATTAGATATAACAGTAACTGGTGAAGCGGCTAAGAATTTATCTTGGAAATTTAAGGTAGATTTAGTTTACGGATAATAAACACTCTTTTATATTTAATAGGGTGTTTATTCTTTTGTTTAATTGTGAGTTTGTCTCACAAGACAAAGTGTGCTCATACTTACTTAAAATGTTTTTAAATATAGTAATGTCGTGGTCTATGCATATTGTAGCATGGCCTGTAAATTCTGCTGTTTTAAAGTTTTCAATGCACCATTGATGGTGTGAATTAAATTCTTCTGTGCCAACTTTAATTATACTTTCTTGTAAGAAGTTATTAATCGCTTTTAACGGATTTATCCCTTTCCTATATTTTGAGAGAATAGTTGGGTACATGAAAAAACTTTTATTTGTTTTCAATCTTGATTCTAAAAATGTCAATTCTGTTTCTATTATATGTTGTATATCATAGGCAGAATTTAATCTAACTACATCTCCCATATGGGTATTTAGCTTTTTTATTGATACTGTGCCAAAATAGTGTTTAATTTGTTCAAACTATCTTCATTACATAAGGTTATTCTGGCACCTTCGTGCATAGGCGTAGGCCATATACCTAGTTTACACCAACAATAACCAACGGATTCATCATTTAAGATTGGATTAAATTCGTCATCTACTATGCATATGAAACTATAGTATCTGAAATTCTTGTCTTTACTCTCGTACACGTCGAATGGGTATATTTTATCTATATTTGGTATAAAACCCATTTCTTCAGACATTTCTCTTAGAAGACATTCTTTAGGTGTTTCACCCTCTTCTATCATTCCACCCCAAAGGCTCCATTTAAGGTGATATGTTTTGTTAGGTGCTCTAAGATTTAATAACACTCTTCCTGTTTTTTTAGAAAGGAAGATTGTCCCACATGCTTCTTTGTTTGCCATGTAGGTATTTAACTGAAATTTATTACAGTGGTGCTAAATTTTCTAGACTCCAATATCCTATGTTGTATCTACCAAGGTATGTATACACCCAAGAGTTACCATCATATTTGTAGTGCTGACCGTCTAGAATGTTTTTTATGTATTGTACACCTTCATTGGTTTGTGAGTTGAAAGAAATAACCCACCCAGTACCATTATGCTCTATGATGTCATTTTCATAGGCTGCTAAATCCCCCCACACTGGAGAATTAGCTATTGCTTCTTCCTCACCATTAGTGTGGTCGCTTAGAAGTAGGTATCGTTGTCCTAATTGTGCTGGTGGTAAATAATAATTACCGGGATACATCTTTATAGCATCAATGAATCGACTAATAGCCACCAAGGTGGTTTCAGGTAACGTGTCTTCGTCTACTGTGAATATTAGTTTATTTTTTATAGTTGGGTGATGTTCAATGAAACCAAAAACATCGTCTTCTTCACTTTCTAGGTTATCATCAATTTTCAACCTTAAAGTTGAGGTACCCGGTATGATTGTCCCAAATTTTTGTAATAGTTTTTCCCAAGTTATATTTTCCACATCCTCTTCACCATATTTTCCCAATAGTGTAACTTCTACAACATTGTTCTCATTTAGTGACACGTCTATTGTGTGGTCGGTTGATGATAAAATAAGCCTTAGCCACAACGGATTTGATATTAAGTCTTCTAATGAATTTGTGGAATCTATATCACCATCATAAAAATTAGTGTAAATTTTTTCTATCATTCGTTGTCTTTTTAGTTTAGCAGGAGCAGATAACCAAATTTGACAAATAAATTTTAAGGTGGCAACATCATCTTTACTGTCTGTCATTGGAAAAGATTTGTTAGTCCAAGTGATATCCTTCAACCTAATTTCAAATATTGAAGTCCAATCGAAAACGCTATCATTGTGTTGTAATTGAAGGCCGGGGTTAAAGATGGTTAATATTTGTTCTAGTATTTGTAGCTTAGTCTGGGTATTAGGTGACATAATATCCAGTGTCAATTCCATGTCATACGGAGATGGCATGTATCTAAAGACTGTATATTTATTACCAATTTTATCTTCGTATTCACCCGTCTCTTTATTGAAATAACGCTCGGCACCATTCATGTAGCTAACTAATTTTGGATCTGCTCTACGCTCATCGTTCATTGTCAAACCAGTAATAGTAGCAGCCATTGATGGAGAAGGCAGTATTACATTTTGGTTGTTATCTTTTATTATGTGTGCAACCATTCTGCTCATGTCGCCATATTGTATTGGTACACGCTTTTGAACACTAACACCATTTTCATCTGGGTCTAGTTGGATTTTTATATCAGAAAAAATTCTTATGAATTGAAGTAAATAACTTTCAATTTGTCTGTCGTAAAAAAAGTCCATCACTTCCTCTTATTAAATTCATCTAGTTTATCTTTATGTGCGTTAACTTTTGCTTTTACCACTTTAGATAGAGCTTGTTTCTGTTTGACAACTGTTCCGTCAGTCATCACATCTGTTTCTCTGTTGTCAATGAATGTGTCTAATATGCGATCATAAGCTGTCCACTTGAATCTCATGTCATCCTCTATCTTTAAGAATTTATTACCCATTTTTCTAAATAGTCTATCTGGGTTGTAATCAGTTCTAAGGAAGAAATCACCATCTTGTAATTCGGGTGGGAATGATTCACCAGATCCAGCTAATGGTTTACCATTAGGTGGTATACCATCACCTGACCACATGTAATAATGATACTGACCTGTGGCAATTTCTTCTACATATAAATGTGAAGCATCTGCAAATTTTGGGTCAAACGGCACATTTTCTTCTGCCTTTTTTATAACTTCATCTGTTATACACTGTAATACGGATTCTGCGCTTTGTGAAGTTTTTAAATCAGACAATAAGCCAGCAACTCCAGTCTCATCCCCTTCACTGTCTATTAAAACTGCATCTGCGCCATGACCCAATATATCAGAAAATTCTGGAGAATCTTTTATTATTTTAGCCTTTACTTTCCAAATATGAGACCACCAATTTGGACCATATCCTTCCGCACTGTGTGAAGCGTCTTCTATAACGAATAAACGATTTAAAGTTGCCCTATCTTCAGATAATGAATCTGGGTCACGAAGATGTTGTAATTCTATCACGTCACCAGCCATTAGTTTTCTACCGATGGAATTCATCATGGACGTATAATGGAACGATATTGATATTGTGTCAGTTGTTAAAAATATACCAAATTGAGACAAGTCAAATGTGCTGTCTTCAGGTTTGTAAATGCCACGTAACTCAAATAAATCATCACTGTATTTTCTTGACCTATTTTCTAGGAATAGCAAATCTTGTATGGTGGTTTCATTGGTGTTTTCACCTTGTGGACCAAGATACTTATGAACTAAAACACCAGTGCCAGCAATAAAGAAATATTGGCCGACAGAACGGTCAACAAATTTATAGTTGTTATTTTTAGTACTATTCCATGTAGATAACTTAGGCATTTCTTTATATCCGCATATTATTTAAAGTTGGTGTATACAGTATTTATATGTTTTCATACGCTTTTATTGCTATTCCACTTTAAGAGGGGGTTGTATCAGGCCAGTATGGGGATTTACTGCCTACTCTTGGGAACAATCTGAAAGGTAATGAAATTTTGAAAAACAAAAATCTCCTATATGGTTCACCGGGTTGTCTCATTGACACACTGTGTAAACTATCTAAACAGTTTAACATTAAAATAAAAGTGTTAGTCTTGTATTTTATGGTTTTTGATAAT